TCCATTGCCCGAGCAAGAATGCCACGGTCATCATTCCTAGGGGACCAAAGAACATAGGACTTCCTGATTACGATAGGGACCGCTTTGAGTGATGGGCCGAGGTTCTCTTGCGCGACCGAGTGCCAGAATTGTCCGGCCTTGGCTTGGTCCGGGAAGTCAGTCAACTCAGGCGAAATAGCCTGAATCAGCTTGATCCTCGGGATAATACGATCGGTGGAGTCGATGTTACCGATCTTTGCCTTCGCGTAACCGGCGAGATGTTCGGGTACGCCGCTATTGCTTTTTACCATATCGTTCATGTTGTTTCCTAACGTATTCGTCAAAGGATTTGAGGGTGGATGGTTCGAGGAACACGATGTGATCCCCGTCTGTTCGCGGCGCTCGTAGACGGAACATGTAGCCGTCGAACGCGACATACAAGCCGTCACCGAGGTACTCTTCCTCTTGCTCTTTGGGCATTACTTCACCTTGGTGATCGAGGTGTAGGTCATAATGTTGGTCGTGAACGTGGGGGCGGGAAGTTCCTTGCCCTCAGCGTTCAGTTCCTTGGCGAGTGCGCCGAGGGTCTGGGCGTTCACCGTCTCGGTGATAACGCCGCCGTGGCCGTTGTTGCGCAGCCAATCGAATCCGTCGACCTTTTCGGGGATCGACGCAGACCAGCGCGTTCCGAGGGAGACCCGGCCTACGCCTTCGACAGTGATGGTCTTGATTTTGTGTGCGCGGAGGACTTCCGGCACCTGCTCCCGGGAGAGACGTTCCTCGATTTGGCCGAGGGCCTCGCGGGCTTCCTTGATCAGAGCGTTGATCTGGCGGAGTTGATCGTAGTGCCTGATCACTTCGATGTGGTCGTCGGTGGCGACCGCTTCGGCCGTTTGGGTTCTTACTTTGCCAGTCAACCAAGTTAGGTTTTCACAAACCAGCTGTAAGTCTTTTACTGTATTCGGGTTCATGTGCTTTGCTCGCTGTTCCGGGGCGTGATTGCTCCCGTAGCGATAGTGTACCACGCCCGGGGGCGGCTGTCAAGTATGCTTTAGATACGTGAAGACCCCCGCACGCCGCTAAGCGCCGGGGGTCCACCACAAAGTAACCGGGTGGGCTTGGGGGCTGACCCCGGTTACTCGGCAGCCTCTTGGGCCGTGGAAGCTTCCTGTGCAGCCTTCGCCGCCCCGGTGAGGGCCGGTTTGGGGAGGTTCACCGGTACTTCACTGCCGTCGAGAGCGATCGCCTTGCCGTTCTTGCGAACGAACGTGGCGAGCATGTTGCGGAGGGTCATGCGAGCGCGGCCTTCTGCGCCGTGTCGCTTTTCGGCGACCTGATTGGCGTAATGATCGACCTTATCCTGGGCGATCCCGTTCTTCGCCATCAGTTCAAAGAACTTGGAGAAGTGGAAGTTGCCCTCGCTGACGCACTGCGCCTTGATGAACTGCGCCAGTTCGTCTTCGCCGCCGTTCTTGTAACGACCAGCGTACTTCGACGGAACGATCGACTTGGTGGTCTTGACTTCGGTCTCTTCGGTCATGTTAGACTTCCTCTTGGGGTTTGATCTCTCCGGGACTTAGCAGTCCTTACCCCGGAGCCGTCCCCACAACCTGTCGGGTGGGGCTTTTGAAGGTTCATATGGACCGAAGTCCAAGTGCTGCCCTATCATCTGCATCCTACCACACCCGCGACCGGCTGTCAAGTACCCCTTGAATATCTATATGCCGAAGCGATTTGTTCTGCCGCGCCACGGCTTACCTTCTCCCATCTGACACTTATTTTCGCCGTAATCTTGCTCGGATAACGTGTGATTACACTCAAACTTCATCCCGATGTGATCGCCGAACAGATCGACTAGAGTTCCAACCCGATACTTGAACCTGAGAAGCTTTCGGCCCTTAAACAAGGTCCACTCCACAAGGTCAGCCGACTTGAATTCGTTAAATATATCGTCACGGTTCCGCAGTCTAAGGCCGGTCATGTCGCAGGTATCGATAATGCGTTTATACAGTTCCTCGATCGGGAACGGCTCCTCTATCCCGATATCCTCGAAGATTCTGTCATTTTCAAGGATGTACTTCGCTATCCGCTTGGGATTGGACATGTTAGATTCTACGATGTGGCTATCGTTTGCACTAGACGTAGAATTGTCCTCGATTTCCTCACGGGAAACCTCGGTGTTCATGAGCAAGTACATGTAATGCTCTTTTACATCGAGCCGGTCCATGAAGGCGAAGTATTCCTCGTAGAATGGCTTTAGAGTCTGGACCCACGACTTAAACCCGTTAGCGGTTTTGCCCACGAAGTCTTGGTCGTACGTCTTAATGAAATAGATAGCTCGGTCGTTGCTCATCCCCATGTTCATGTCAAAGCGGTTGGACGCGAAGATCATGCGAGCGTAAATGGGGTGGGTGCGCGATGATTCGTACTTCACCGCACCTGGAAGACTGGTTGCGCGAATTATCTTCTTAACTTCGTCCTGTGCTCTTTCGGTGTAGATTTTCGCCTCGTCCATGAACACAAACATCTTGTTCAGGAATGGCTCGACCGAAAAATCACCCTCGAGTACTTTCGGTGACGCTTGTCCGTACAGGTTCCCGAACAACTTGCCAAGGAAGTAGTCACTGAAGAATGACTTTCCTACTCCCTGTCCACCGACGAATATGGGCGCGATCTGTTGCTTCTGCCCCGGTTCCTTTACGGTGTGGGCAACCCACTTCCACAGCCAGCCTACTTGCACCTTGTTGTCTTGGCACAGATAACCAGCCATCTTGTTCCACTTGTCCATGCACTCTTTTAGAAGTTCTGGATTCGGATTAACGGCGGGACTTATTGGCCAACCACGCCATGTGTTATAAATTGTTATGGAGCCATCGCCCGGTGCGCTTTCCTGATCCTCATTAAGAATAGTGCCCGATCTTGCCTGCCGGTACACAATTCCTTGCGGAAGATCAGGGTTGCATAGACTTATACTCACATTTCGGCGTAGCTTGGACTGCTCAAACACCTTCCAGATGGGCTTTTGCTTGCCGCCTAGTTCGATAAATACGTTGCGATAACGGCGATCAAGCGCGGAACCGTCGAATACAAATTTATCAGCACCAGCTCTGAAAAAATCACGATCAATAAAAGCGTCAGATGTTTCATCGTATAGGAAGGTGTCACCCAATACAGTAAGCGGCGAGACGTCCACCCCCGGCATAAGGACGGTTTGGAGGGCAATCTTGGACTCGATTCCCACTGTGGCTTCCAGCACCACCCATCCGGGGATTTTTGCATCAGGGTTCGCCTCCAACTTTTTCATCGCGTCACGGAAGGTACGCTTCCGCATGAAAGCTTCGATATCACCCATGTCAGCACAGATGAAGTCGATCAGGGATTCTGCCATTTCAGGGGTAGACAGGGGGCAGAACGTGCTTTGGGACGTATGTTCGCCGTCGTTAACTGCCTTGCTGTCGCGAACCACGCGGGCCAGGAACCCAGCGATCTTATTAGCCAGTGCTTGTCTTCCGCCTTCCTGCCAGTGGGGTTGGATTACGTACAGGAACGTGCCGAATGCGATGGCGGTGATTAACCGTGAGAACTCGACCTTGCGGGAAGTAGTGGACGCTATTTCGCTTATGTGGGTGGCAACTTTACCATCGGGGCCGTACCAAACCGAAAGGTCATACTCCCCGGACTTCAACTTGTGGACATAGATAGAACCGGGCATGACAGTTTGCCGCGATTCCTTGATTGTGTTGGCTTGAGCGTTATCGGGGAGCGGGGCCATCGAACGGAGTTCACACTTAAAGAACTTCCCGTCGACGCGGAACCCCTTAGGTTCGAATTTCTTTAAGTCGTCATAGTTCGCTTGGTCTGCGTCGTAAAGCTGAACTAGAACGTGGGATGGAACGCCCTTAGATTGCCTACCGAAAGAGAACCGACTGTCGATCCCGAGGAACTTGATCGCCTTAACGATGCATTCGTTGTAGCGCGGGTCTTCGGAGTCCATGTCCATGTCCAACCAGCCGAACTGCAGGTTGAACCCGAGGTTTAAGTCCCGCATTCGCGGGTTGTCTATCCACTCCTGAAGATTAGTGTCTCTGAATTTACGACGGAACCAATCCGATTCGTACGGATTCTTCCCCGACATCTGCAGAAATACCGCCCCGACCTGAATAAAACCGCTATTTACGTCTGAGGTGATTTTTCGCTGGTGATTGACGAGTTTTTCATCGGCCTCGCTTAGTGCGAAGCCACCCTTGATGATCTCTGGCATCTATTCCCCGTCCTTAGGTTCCCACCCTTCTCAAAGATTGTCGCAGCGAGGAGGCTGGCCTGCCTTGATTCCTCGCTGCGACTTCTCCTTGCACACGGGGGTGGTGCAAGGAAGAGTATACCACAGGCCGGGGTGCCTGTCAAGTTGTTTTTCTGGTCTTCAATACGTTCCGGTTCTTACACATGCCTGGCATTCGAGGCTTGGACCCCCAGCGAAGAGCTAGCTTGCTGGGATATTCACGCCTCACACCATACAACGCAGCTATGTATTCCAGCTTGTGCCCCTCTTCGTACATCTTGACGATCTCGCGGCGCTGGCCGTAACTTAATTTGTGACTATCTGAACCCATGTAGTTCCTCACTGAACGTACGGTACGTGAATGGGGGTAGGCCGCTACCGCTATAGGTGGTGCGGTTCACCGCCCCGCTGCCTTACGTACGGTACGCCGCCTCAGACGTACCGTACGCCGTCTTCGAGGTCAGTGGCCCGGGGGCCGCCGTATGGTTCTTTGATAAGTGTCCAAGTCGTGGATTAGCTCGTCGCGCAAATCCAAGACAAGCTCACCGATCCATACTTCCATGGGTACTCTACGACCCTCCTCGTCGATTTCGCCCATCCGCTTGGACGTTTCCATTATCATGGACGAAATGATGGCGAGCAGCGACTTGCGAACGTCTTGGGGGTCGGCTTTCGCCCGGTGAGCCGCGTGGAGCCAATGTACGAATGACCGAAAGGGGCCGTTCATCGCCTCACAAGCCACCTCGGGTGCCTCTTGCTCTATGAATATGGCGAGCAAGTCGTCGACCGTAAGATCGACCTTCGCGTCTTTGTGTTGCCAATTGTCGTTCATGCTTGCTCCTTGCTCATGTCGGGCGGGAATACGATGCCCTTGCCTTGCAGCCACTCGAATACGATGTTATCACCCCCGTCGGTGATAATCACGCGTTGGGTCAGCCCCATTCGGCTGGCCACGTTGTTGGTGTAGTGTTCTGCTGCGGTTACAGCTTCCTCCGCCGATACGAACGCGCGCACCTTTTCGTACTGCTCGTTTGGGAAGAACTGGTAGACCGAAAATTCACCCTGTGACATCTTGTTGCTCCGTTTTTGGCTTGTATTTGTTCTGCGTAGTGTAAACCCAGTCCTCGTCTAGTTGGTAGAAATCACCTCCCATCTCTTCCGGCATGTATAACCTGCCGTGGTTTGCTGCGACTCGCTTCGCCAGCAGGTTACGTCCCGTCATTCGGAGTCGTCCTTGCCATCCTTTAGTGGTACGATTGTACTTCGTAAGATCAACTCCGTTGGCGGCACAAATTTTTTCAAATAGCTCGAGGTTTGTACCGGCCTTATTGCTGCATAGGGAATTGAGGAGGGTGGCAAGAGCATCTCCGCAATGGGTGGGGTGTCCGCTTTCCGAATATAGCGCTCTATACCGGTTCGTAACAACCGATCCCACTTTGGGTTGTGTCTTGGTGTGTTCTTCGTGGTCGTCCGCTGCCGCATCCCATTCCTCATTCCATCGATTGAAGTCGGGGTCTTCTTCCATGTAAGGGCAGTCGCCAGCCATTACACCCTCCTTGTATGCTATTCCTCCGTCAACAGGAATGCCGTTGATTCGGTTAGTCATTCCTAGTTCTCCTGTTTTTATTGTTGCCCTCGCCGTGTCTTAGTATAGCACGGCCCGGGGTCCCTGTCAAGATTGGCCTCCAGTACAGTGCTACAATGGGTCTGAAATATCTTTAAGGGCGAAATTTAAGCATGCCTGGCTATTCTTCATGGAATCGTCGTCGCCGCGAATCCAAGCCTCAGGGAAGTCGCCGTCCATGTCCTTGTAGTACCAACCCTTGACTTCCACCTCGTCCGGTTCGCACCAGCGAATTTCGAGGCGATGCTTGAATGTGCAGTTAATTCCCTGCACAAGATGTACGCCCTCTTTCTTATTGGCGTATTTGTTGCTTAGTTCCTCGACCGGGGTCTCAAAGTTCTTGATGTGGGCTAGAACTACATCGGTTACGTACACCCGAATTAGCCCATCGGTGCCCATTATCTTTTCTTGTCCCTTCACTCCCTTGTATTTGGGGGACTGTGGGTTATACATGTGAGTGACCGTCTTTCGGTCTACTCCGTACGCTTTCGCTAACAAATCAGCGTTATAACCCATGCGGTATAACGCCAGGATTTCGCAGTGCTTGGTTAAGCTCAGCTTGGGGCTGAACTTATTTGCGGTGTGCTTGTTCAAAGCACCGCCCAAAGCGCCGAGGGCCACCCTTTCCTCTGGGGACTTTATGTTGTCGGGCAGGAAGTGAGCGAAAACCTGCGCGACCGTCGTGTCTCCGTTCATACCTTCACGGTCTAACATTTCTGTAAGAACGGGTCTGTATGCTGGGAACACCAATTCCATGATATCGACTACCTTTGTCATGTTACTTCTCCGGGTGTAGCATTTCGTTGAGCGCCTTCGCAATGCGATCGGCGTATAATTCGTTGGTGCTGTCCCTGTCAAGGATCATCACACAAATCGGGCGGTGTAAGTAATAATCCACTACGGTGTAAGTGGCTTTGCCCTTGTCATCCTCATTTCGTGATACGTAAAACGGTCTTATCATCAGCAATCATTCACTTTGTGAGTGTGTTCGATCATGTCGCTTACGTAGTAATCTTCCCACACCGGACGCTTACCAAATCCGGTGATTAGTTCGTGCCCACAACCGAGGCAGTGCCATAAATCGGCTTGCCATATTTTGTAGGGTGCCCACTTTTCGGGTTCGCCTGTCCCCGGTTCCGCCCCGTTTACGATGGGCTTGCCTTCCAGGGGATAAACCCCGTTTTCCTTGACGCGGTAGAACCGCTGGCACTTGACGCAGACTGGCTTAGGCATTTTAATTACCCCCTAGTTTATGTGCTAACCACGCTTCATAAATTTTCTTTAGATTTTTGTCTATGGCGATCTCCCGATTCTCAGCCGGGGTTGGCTTATGAACGTTGTCGGGCATGTCCTTATCGACCACCATAAACGCACCGCAACGGAAACACAGCAGCAGGTCGCCGTTATTCGGCACAGCGTCTTCGTCTGTGTGATTTGCCGGTGCGGCGGAATCGTTCTCCTTACCGCAGTGCCAACAACGCGCACGGAATTTGGTTCTTTTATATTCCATAACTAGTTCCTCAGGCTCATAAGTTACTATCAAACCAACACCGGGGAATCTCATCGTAATTCCTCCCTAATCGAAATGGGGACCCCGGAGGAGGTAAGCGCGACTGGGTTCCTCCCCCGGGGCGGCAACGACGCACGGAGCAGAACGCCGTCGCCTAGCTCTTCTTAACGAATGCCTGTCTGTAGCCCATAGCGCTAACCACTGCCATAATGGTGCAATACTGGGGGCGCTTAGTTTTGCCCTCAAACCAGTTATGGAGTGTGGTTGGCGACACCCCCGATTTCTCGTGTATGTCTTTAGGTGACCAACCTTCCCGCTTAATAAGCGTGCGGACCTTATCGATCACCGGGTCCTTATCGACGAAGTTGTACGAATTGTATAAACGTAACGGTCCTTTAGCCATGTGTTATCCCTGCTTTTGAAATCCGGTACTTACCCGGGGTGTAACGACGGAGTAATCCGTCGCGATGCATGTTGTGTACGGCGTTATACACCGCACTTTCGTTGTAGCCGAAATTGGAGGCTATCGCTATCATTTCCTTGGTGGTAAAGGTCTTGTCAGGGTGCTTCTTCATGTACGGTAGAAGCACGTGCCTTACTCCTTTCTTCGGTGGTGCGAGCGTCAGTTGGCGCTCTGGTTCCTCGATGCGTTGCGGCTTATCGTCGCCGTAGACCGAAAACTTGACACCCTGATTCGAGTGCGCAAGTATCTTGGTGAATAGTTCGATGTCCAGATCGAACTGCACCGTTATCATCTTAACTGCCATGTTCACAGACCCTCCACGGCGTCGATTCTCTTGGCGATCGCCCTCCAGCGTTCCGCGAGATCGGGGTCTGAATAGTTCTCTTCGATGTGGTCTGCCTTCTCGCTGCAGATTCTTACCAGCGCATCGAGCACCTTGTCGATAGTGTTCCTATCGATCATCAGTTCCAACTCGATCACGTCTCTTTCGGCTTGGCTCATCGCTTGTCCTTCCAGTTGGTGTCGCCGCGCTTTTGAGCATCTATGAAGCTATAGGCTTGCTCTTCACTTTTCCGCACGGCAATCAATTTTCCATTCAGACTGATCTCATACCATCTGTCTGAGTTTTGATTGATTGTGTAGCCACGATATGTAATGCTCATGTCTCATACCCTCAGGGTTCGTATCACTTCACGTCCTTCCAATTTGTTAGCTTCTCCTCCGCATCTTCTCCCGGATCGTTGTCACAGAAGAAGCATATAATGTCGGTGGCGTCGAGAGGGACTCGCCCCTTCAATACCCGCCCGCACTTGCTGCAGATGGGGATCTTAGAGTTCGCCTTCGTCAGCCGCGTCATAAGCATCCTTATGGGGCACTATTTCGGGTACCCCGTTCTTCTTGCGCTGCGGGTTTATGCGATCCACGCACGTCTTGCAGATCGGCTCCTTCACCCCGTTGACGCGGATTGAAGGCACGCGCAGCGGGTTGAACATGAACACTCCTTTGCACCCAAAGCAGGTTCCTGCTGCCATTACGTATCCCATTACTTTGCTCCGTAATTCCCACATGCTGTGGTACGCCTCACTCTAACATGGCGCGGGGCGGCTGTCAAGTATTTTTTCACATGTTCATGGGGAGGTGCTTCTGCACGGAACATACGAAGTAGTACTTGACAGCCCCACTGTCCCGTGTTAAAATTAAGTCAGGTCGCGATGGTGCGACCGTTCTGGAGCAGTGAACATGGCACGTAATAGCAAGCGCAAAGAGACGAAGGCGGAAGCACAGGCACGAACTGCCGAGAAGTTCCGCGCGGGCGTCCTTCCCGCCGAGGCGAATCAGGGCGGGAACGTCGATCAGGAAGTGATCGTGTTGGAACCTACGCAGGAAGGCCTGGACCTTATGGCACGCGCCATCGAGGAGGGCAAGGTCGCCCGGTTCCGTGAGGACGCCGAAAAGCCGCCCACCGAGGCGGAACTGGACGAGGCGGACGAGGAACAGCCCGAGGAAATCCAGCCCGAGGACGCGGAGGAACAGCCCCCCGAGGAGGAGGAGAAGGGCGGCGTGGTGAAGGTCAAGTTCAAGAAGCGCTACGCGGAGAACGCGGCGGCGCAAGGGCTGACCAACAAGGCGGCCAAGCGGTCGAACTGGGACTGGCTGGCACAAGAGATCGCCAAGTTCTGCCTCGATGACAAGGGGAAGATCGACATTCGCGCCTTTGTCGCGCTGCTCAACGTGAACGGAATCGACCATTCGAAGTGGATCAGCCGAACCCGCGGATGGGAGGGCCGGTTCCGGATGACGGGGCGAGTTGCGCTGCAGAAGAAGGTCGCAACGACCGGGTTCCTGATGAAGCCGCACGAAAGTGGGGTGGAGGAGCCGTTCGAGGCACCGATGGAATGGCGGCAGCGTTACCTCCCCAAGGAGTGAAGTAGTACTTGACAGCGGCGATCGCCTGTGGTACAATGGGCCATGGGCGATCCCGCCCGCGTAAGGAGCACGACATGAAGATCGATTTCGTACTGGAAAAAGAGACAAAGGGTGCTGTTCGCTACATGGAAGTGGTGAGCAACGTAAGAGCCACGATCGGCTCGGGCGCGAAGATCGGCTCGTTCTACGTCAGGAAGGACGCGTTCGTTGGCGCACCGCCGCAGCGCCTTACGATCACGTTGCGCGATACGGAAAACGGGGAGCAGGATTGATGCTTTACTGGCACGACGGCAAAAAGGACTTCCCGCACGGGGCTGGCCCAAGCGAAGAGGGGTGGTATTACTATCCCGAGAAGAACATGAAGGTGGAACCTAACGGGCCTTACGCCACTGAAGAAGAGGCGTTGATGTCTTATCACTACCAGTTCGTCGGGATGGTCGAGCGGTTCCATCGCGAGGTGCCGTTCCCATCGGTTCAGGCATTCCGCGACATGTTGTATTACGCGGTTACGCACGACGAGGCGGGGTGCAGGCGCATTCTCGACGAGAACATACTGGAAGACTAACAGATACGACGACGCCCCCGCCAGCCGAAAGGCCAGCGGGGGCGTCGCTGTGCTTAGGGGGCGATAAGTGTCATAACGGTGACTTCCAGCACGACTTCATCTTCGTCGCCCTCCGCTCTTATCCACGCGAAAGAGCCCCCGTCCGCGTTGGCGTGGAGGCCGTATTCTTTAGCCTTGTCCACCACGAATTCGTTGGCCCACTTGCACGCCTGCTCGAAGCTGTCGAACGGGCCGTTCACGTAGGATTCGCCTTCGCGCTCGTCGCTCACGAATGCCACGTAGCTCATCTGATTCTCCACTTGCTCTGGTCCACAAGGGTGTGAACCATGATCGCCGAAGTGCACTGCGAGAAGTAGATGTTCTTCCACTTGGACTTCTCACGCTCTACGAAGTCCCGTGCGTCCTCCTCCTCGGCGAAGAAGGCGATCGGGTAGTAGGTCCCGTCGTTGCTGCTTGTGATGACTTGGAACATGTGTTCAGTGCTCCGTTGCGCTGGGGGCTACCATTTCCACCACCTCGAACCCCGCCGCTTGCAGGAGTTCGATCACTTCCTTCGGGTTGCTGCCCAACCGAATAGCTGCTCGGGCCGCCTCCATAAGGACGGGGAGCTTGCCCCATCCCACGCTGTTCCATGTGACCGAATCGTCTGGCTCGAACTCTACGATGATTACTGGCTTACCCATGTTCTGTGCTCCGTTGTCGATTTGGAATTGTACCACGTCGCGGTGGCGCTGTCAAGTATCTATTCGGGCTGCGTGGCGAGAATGACGATGATAACGCCGTCCTCGCGGTCCCACCGGCCAGTTCGCTTGAGCGACCACCGAATGTCGTCGCGCACTTCGTTCTGGGGGCGCTCGTTGCAGCAAATTCGCGCTACTTCGTCGAGGGAATCGACGTTGTAAAGCTCCTGCGCGCCCTTGTTGACGATAATGTAGGCCTTCACGGTGTCGGCGTCGGTTTCAGTTGTCATGTTTGCTCCATTTGTGTGCGGTCTTCAGTAGGAATGCGATCAGCGTGACGAATAGCCACACAGCGAAGTCGATGGTGGGGGCTGGTTTCACAGTGTCTTCCCCAGCCTGTTCAGGATCATTATAACGACGATCAGAATAGTGCCGCCACCGAAAGCCAGTCCCACCAGCCATAAGCCAATGGTACCAACAAGGTCCACGGTATCTTTCACCTCGTCGATCGCGCAGTTCATGCGCTTATAGAACTTCTCCTCCTCGCTCATGCTTAGTCCTCCGCCACGTGGAGCCAAAAGAAGTCGCGGACTTCGATCTTATCGTCCTCGCTTTCCCACACCACGACAACGTGGGGAAGTTCGTCCTGATTGAGAAGATGCCATTCGATCATCTTCGCGTCCTCGTAAACGTGGCGGATTTGCGCGCCCAGCTTCTCGATGGCTTCCTGCTGGGTCGGGGCCACCGAAATGAAGGAAAGGCCGTCGCGCGGCTCGTCGGCGGTTTGCGGCATCAAATAAGCGATGATCATTGAAAGAAGCTCCCTTGTTCGTGGTCGGATTCTTCGAGGTAGTCGATGTTCCCGTGCTCGTCGACGGCGTGGACTTCGTACCAGCGCGGCGGGAAGCCGATGCCGTCGGTGCGTTCCTGCTCGGTTTGCAGCTGGTAGCCGAACTCGGTATCGCCCGCAAGGAGCGGAGCGCCGCGCTTGGCTTCGCACCATGCGAAGGCTTGTTCGACGGTATCGAAGTGCTCGACCGAAAGGACGTCGGCCTCCGCGTCGTATTCGATGGCTTGGACTCGTTTGTGCGGCATGTTCTGCTCCGGGTTGGTCCGTGCGACGATTGTAGCACAGGACGGGGGTGCTGTCAAGTAGGATTTCGAGTGGAGGTGGCGAACGTTGCGCTTGTCAGTCCTTTCAGTACCTCCGTTCCTCCCGTCCCGGGGGGTCCGAAGTGGGGGGAGAAGGGAGCCACGCGTGGGGGAGGAGGGGCAGCTATTTTCGGTGCGGCGCGGGGGAGAGAGGCTGGGCCAGCCGCAGGAAAAACCTCGGACACCGGAATACGGGAGGCACCGCCATACGAAACGTCTCCACGCGCAACGCGCCATGTTCCGGGGCCGCTGTTTCGGCGTACGCGGCACGTACTTTCGGCCGTACTCTGCGAAACGTTTCGCAACGCGCGCTGCGCGTGGTTGGGCGCATTCGCGCGCCCAGTTCCAGTACCCGCGTGCGGTTTCACCAATTCCACGCCGCGAAGAACGTAACAGCGGTGGTGAGAAGTACGCAGATAACGAACTCGATTTCCACTGGTTCCATGATTTTCTCCTTGCGAAAAGTTTCGCGATGCTGGGAGGATGGGCGGGGCTTGCGCCCCGCCCGGTGGTTCCTCAGTGGGTGTGCTTGGCGACGAAGTCCTCGGGGGCGGGGAGTTCCTCGCCGTCCGCCGTGGCGAGGAAGCCCTGCTTGGCCACCACCTTCTGGAGCGCCAGCCGCCCGGTCATTCGGAGGCGGCCTTCCCAGCCCTTGGTGCGCTTCTCGCCGGTGCCCCAGTGGTCGTTCCGGACGCCGTTCGCGTCGAGCAGCGCGCGGAACCGGGACTCGACGAACTTGCCGTCGACGAGGACTTCGCCAGCCAACTGCTGGGCGAGCCAATCCCAGCAGGAGCGCTGGGCCGCCTTCGGCAGGCCCGCCTCGGAGGCGCGAGCCGCGTAGAGCTTCTTGTAGGTGGCGCGGACCACCGAGCCCTTCCGAGCGACGTCCTCGGCGACTTCGGCATCGACGCCCGGGAGGGCTTCGAGCACGTCGGCAAGGGTGGGGGTGTCGGGCGCGTCGACGAAGGCGGCGACGGGGGCGGCGAGGGCGCGAGACTTACGGGACATACGATGCTCCTAGGACTGCAGCGGAACCCGGGCCGGGGCCTCGGGGCGATAGGGGCTGCGTCGCCCCCCATTGCCCGAGCATTGTACCACGCCGCGTTGCGCGTGCCAATGTGACACGGTGTCGCATCTGGGATTCGAATTTTGGTTCCACTCGTTTCGCGCGCTTGAAACCCCCCAACCCCTCGCTCGTCACAGACGAGCGAGGGGCGGGACCCATTCCGGAGCGGAACGCTTTGCAACGCGCGTACCCCTGCACTAAAACTCTCCCACGCCCGTCGAACACCGTTCCACATGTTCCGCCTCAACTTGACACGCGCCTACGCACGTGTTATCATGGAGTTTCTTTCACACGGGAGAGTTGTATAATGACTAACCTACAGCCTCAGAATGATCCCCCTCAGACTGAACCACTTTCGGCTGCCAATCCTCCGCATCCGCTCCTCAAGAATTTCAGCCCCGAGGAGCAAAAGGATTTCGATCACGCCATCAATGAAGGCGAGACCCGAGCCTACGTGCGTTCCGTCGCCAATAAGACCGGCGGAATCCCCACTCAGTTCGAGGGGCTTTTCGATAACGTAATCGGCGCGGATCAGATGCCGGTCGGAGACGTCTGGTACGCTTCCCTCGACGACGCGGGCGCAATCACCGGAGTCTACGAGTTCATCCCGAACGTCGAGGACCAAGTGAAGTGGATTCGAGTGCGGAAGCAGTACGCCGCAGAGGGCAGTGGTTACCACGCGCTGGTTACAGAATCCGGCGCGGAGCTTATTCCCCCGCTGAACCCGGGCGTCGACAATCGGTGGATGCCCTCAAGCCCCGAAGCGTACGCAGAATCAGCTGCGAAGACCAGCGACCACAGGGAAGCAAGGCGGCGTCACACGGGAACCAGCAACCTTCCGCACGGCAACCCGCAGACCGACCGCCCCGATTATCTGCCGACAGATTCTCGGAATCGCGGACAGGTGCAAGGAGCTATCCTTGTAACCAAATCCGACGACGAACGCGCAGCTGTCGCCAAGGCGGAACGCGAGCAGGAGAACAAGGCCGGGAAGACCGCTTTCGATGAGCGGACCAAGGTGGAAGCGAAGCAGGCTGAGGAAGCCAAGGCGAAGGCCGACAAAGCCGAGGAAGACAAGAACAAGCCGAAGAAGTAAGGATATACTTTTCGGTGACGGAAATTCCCGACGATCTGGTCGCTCTGCCTACGATGCCGTATTCAGAGCGACCGTTCGAACTTCCTCTCGACATCGAGGAATGTCGGACGGCTATCTGGATGGCGGCAGGGAACATAACTGAAGCGGCGAAGCTACTTAAGATAACCTCCATACGGCTACGCGCATTCGTTAAGAAGTCCCCTTACCTATCCGCTGAAATGCAAGAAGCAGCTGATAGGTTAGTTGACATAGCGGAAAGCAACGTATACAATGCGCTTACGGACGAATTGGATCCTTCGCGACGGGACACCATGTCTCGATTCGTACTTACTAACATCGGGAAGCATCGCGGGTGGGGATCTGGAAGTTCTGGAGGTGTTACCGTCAAGAACTCCGCTGGTGGAACTATTGTCGTCCAGTGGGGCGACGGCCAAACTTTCGGCGAAGAAGAGAAAGAACCGCAAGAAGTACAGGGAAGGGTGATCGAACATGAACGAGACACAGGGTAAAGACATCGCGCAGCGAGACATTCCCCTACCAAAGCCACAGTTACGCCTGACGGAAGCGCAGCTTAAGCAGCAGCGCGACGAGGAGGCACACTTCATCGCACTGCATAACGCAGTCTCGGTGGCTGCCATGCTTTCGGATCAGATGAAGCGTCTGCCGTCATCTGGGACGAACGACGCCACGCGTAACTCCGTCGAGAAAGTGTTGACGTATCTCATGGAGCAACGCCGCGCCATCGGCGAAAAGTGCGAGAAGCACGTCGCGCAGAGCATCGCATGAGCATCGGGGCAGAGAGGGTACGGGAATCCTTCAACCCGTCGCAGGACAACAAAGTCGACAAGATCAAGCGATGGTCCGCCGATTGTATCGACTTCTGTGAGGAACACAAGCACATGGACCCGCGCTTAGCGGCGTTGGCCATGACGGCATTCGAAGAGGCCGCGATGTGGGCGGTTAAACTGGTTACCACGGCGAAGAAGTAATGGAAGTAGACCCCCTCACTGCTTTCGGCGTTATGCTTATATTCCTAGCGGTAATGTTTGCCATTATGAGGCCGATACAGTGATTATTAGATGGTCCCCCGCTAATCCGTATTGGTGGGGGTTCCATCGTTACGTTATTTGGTGCCATTTACAGGCGGGAAGAGACATTTAGATGAGCCTGGAAGAACAAGCACCCCGGATTACCATTCCCTACGTTCCACGGGTGCACTTTCGGCCGCTTCACGAAAGCTTGAAGCGATGGAAATTCGTCGTCGCCCACCGACGAGCCGGAAAGACAGTCGCGCTGTGCAACCACACTGTCCGAAAAGCTCTCGAGAACAAACGGACCTTCCCACCGCCGCGTTATGGGTATATAGGGCCATCCTTTGCGCAAGCCAAAGACCTTGTTTGGGGGTATTACAAGTATTACACTGGGGTTCTCCCATCAGTTCGTGTTGTGGAAGGCGACCTTCAAGTAGTTCTGCCGAACGGCGCTATGATTAACTTATACGGCGGTTCCGCTGCTTACGAACGAATGAGAGGGCTGTATTTCGATGGGATTGTCGCGGATGAATATCCTATGCTTAATCCTTCTATGCTTGGCAGCGTTGTGCGTCCTTGCCTTGCTGACTATGGCGGGTGGGGTATCATTTCTGGCACGTCTAACGGGGATGATCACTTCCACGAATTGAAGAAGCGGGCTGAGAAGTCCGACGATTGGGATATATTCAACATACCAGTGACGGAAACCGACGCTCTGGACCCCCTGGAAGTCCAAGAGATGCGGAAGGACATGACGAGCGACGAGTTCGCCCGTGAAATGATGTGTTCCTTCGACGCTCCGGTGGAGGGTTCCTACTACGGCGAAGTACTCAACGACATTCAGATGGCAACCCCGAGCCAGATTTGCGGAGTTCCGTACGACCCCAATTCCCTCGTTATGACGTGGTGGGACCTTGGTATCGACGACGAAATGGTGATCTGGTTCGTGCAGAAGTGCGGGAGAGAACTCCATGTTATCGACTACTATGCGAACACTGGCAAAGGGCTTGAACACTACGTGGGGCAAATTAAAGGCAAGCCTTACCAATATGGGGTTCACGTACTCCCCCACGACATCAAAGCACGAGAGCTTGGAACTGGGGTCTCCAGAAAAGAAGTTCTGGATGGTATGCTCCCCAACGTCTTCGTTTGTCCGGCACACACTGTTGAAGATGGGATTTCGGCCACGCGAGCAGTTCTCCGAATGTGCTGGTTCGACAAGGTTCGAACCGAACCTGGATACACTGCACTCAGAAATTACCACAAAGGGCCAACCGGAAAGCCAGTCCACAACTGGGCCTCGCACGCCTCCGACGCATTCCGGGTAGGCGCAGTATCCTTAAATATGCTCGCCTTCATGATTGGCGGCTCCAATGTGATCGGCATCGGGGAAGGCGCATTGCGGCGCAACCTGAAGCGGATGCACAATAGTCCGACGAGGAGACTTAGATGAACAAGCAATTTGCCCCGATCGAAGGCGAAGCGATGGAACGGCTCGACTTCCCCGGGACCGGATTGCTAGGTGTTCAGGTGCCCCCGGCTGGCGTAACGCAAGCAGCCTCGGGTGACGAAGACGATACCGTGTATGATTATACGGTGCGAGCGCTTATTGATGACGCAGTTGCGTTTGAACAGAGCGAGTTGGGGCCTGCCCGTGAGGAAAATCTTAAATACTTTTACGCAGAGTATCCAGAGCAGGAAGGCGAGGGAAAATCAAGTGCAGTTAGCACTGATTTTCGGGATACTGTTATGGCTATTCTTCCTAGCCTCATGCGCATTTTTACTAGTACCGAGAATGTTGTGAATTGCTCGCCGAACCACGAAGGCCAGGAAGATATGGCCAAGCAGTGTACGGCGTATCTCAACTACATCCTCTGGGAGGATAACCCGGGGTTCCTGATCGTCCACGACATTTGTAAAGACGCCTTGCGTTGCAAGACGGGCGTTGTGCGTTGGTGGACCGACAACGACGAGGAAGTGACCGAGCAGGAGTATCAAAACGTAACTCCGGAGGGTCTGCAATACCTCACCAGCGAGAATCCGAGCATGGAAGTGCTCGAGCAAGAACCCCACCCGGTTATTCCGGGGGTAATTGGAAAGCTCCGTATCCGCTTCTCGAAGTCGAAGCCGATCACACGTATCGTTTCGGTGCCGCTCGACGAGTTCCGTGTATCCCGCAAGGCCAAGGACGTTGCTTACGCGCCGCTGATCGGTCACGACCAAATCGTAAACGTGTCAGAACTAGTCAAGATGGGTTACGATCTGGACGAACTGACCGATTATATGAACCAACAACCGGATAATTACTCAACAGACCGCTTGTTCCGTAATTCCGGCCTCGATCAAGGAGACTTGAGCGATGCTTGGGACGTTAGGTACGGCTGTTATTTTATCCGCATTGACAAGGACGGAGACGGAATCGCTGAGCTTCGCGAGATTCACACTATCGGGGATGATCATCTTATTCTTAGTGATGAAGTGGTACAGCATGCCAACTTCGCTGTCTGGTGCCCTGACCCTGAACCTCATACTCTGGTGGGCGATACTCCTGCCGATCTTGTGAAAGATATCCAGGTAATCAAGACGAACATGTTGAGAGGTTCCCTTGACTCATTGGCACAATCGATCTGGCCTCGAACTGTCTTCAATCAGACCACGACCAATTCTGACGATGTGCTCAATGACGAAATTGGCGCTCCGATCAGAACCACTGGCGACCCCAACGCCGCAGTTATGTCCATTAACCATAATTTCGTCGGCCAGCCCGTCTTTGAAATGTTCGGAATTATGGAACAGCTGCGGCAATCGCGGACGGGTATCTCGGATGCGTCGAAGGGCGTCGATCCTAAAGCTCTGCAATCTACTAACGTAACTGGCATCGACGCAATCGTTCAGGGTGCCCAAGAACGCATCGAACTGTGTGCTCGCATTCTCGCCGAGACCGGCATGAAGCAGCTGTTCCAGGGGCTGCTGCGGGAAATTGTCAACAAGCCCAACGCGGAACGCACGATCAAGCTGGCGGGGAAGTGGACGACCGTCAATCCTTCCACCTACGATCCTACCATGCGCATTTCGGTTAACCCGACCCTCGGCAAGGGTTCCGATATGACGCGGCTTATGGTGCTGCAAGACGTCAAGCAGACCCAGACGACGATTATGACTCAGTTCGGCGTGGAGAATCCGCTCTGCGGCGTCCAAGAGTTCCGCAATACGCTCACAGATATTCTCGCCATCGCGAATGTCAAAAATGTCGGCAGATATTACAAAGAAGTTACACCCGAACAGCTTAAGGCAATTGCGGAAACGCCGAAGGAACCCGATGCAGCCACCCTTCTTGCGCAGAGCCAGATGGAAAAGAATCGCGTTACTATGGCTACGGCTATTTCGAAGTCGAATTTCGAGGACCGAAAACTCCGTGTAGACGACGACTTCCGACGCGATCAAATGATTGTGAAAGGACTGCTCGATGCCGCGAAGATTGAAGCGCAGTTCGGAGCGGACGTCCTCGAAGAGGAATTTATGTCTCAAAATACGCCGACGGCAGATACTCAACCGTCTGCTCCACTACAAATACCGGATGCAGCCCGACAAATGATGGGTGGAGTAAGTACAGATGCCGAACGACCAGCAGAAGCCCCGCCTCAGCAATTATGAGATAGAGCAGAGGGCGGGGGAAGCTAACAGTATATTACGGCATCCCGTCTTTATTTCGGCGCTAGAGGAAGTATATTCCCGGGCGGTCGGAACGCTACTAGGCGCGGATGTTGGTAGCTTGACAGCTACGCAGGCGCATGCTATGATGAAGGCCATCAACGACCTGCAGGCCCAGCTTAAACAATACGAAGTCGACCACGAACTTCGTAATAAATACCATAAAGGGGATAAGTGATGGCAGATTCGATGGAGAAGGCCGCCGTAGCATTTGACGTAGAAAGCGGTGCAGCGGCTCCGTCGAAAGGTGGCCACTCCAAGAAAGAAGACTTCTCCGCCCCTACTGAAACCCTGTTCGACAACCTCGATCAGGGCAACGAAGTCGACCAAGATAGCCCCGCAAAGGGCGGTGGCGACGAAGACCCAGAGGAGAAGATTTATGGCAAAAGTGGTAAAGCCGATCCAAGGGATACTGGCAAAAAAGATGGATCAGATAGCGACGGCGACGATGAGGAAGACGGCGACGGAGGAGAGGGTGAGTCCGACGACGAAGATGATGATTCCGTGGACGAAGAAGCCGAAGATGAAGAAGCCGCCGAAGGAGCCGACGCTGAAATTCTCGGGCGGAAGGTTGAAGTAACCGTCGACGGGGAACCCCAGGAAGTCACCATCAAGGAAGCTCTGGAGGGCTACGTTCGCACCCAGACCTTCCACCAGCGAATGAACCAGCTGGACGAAGCCAAGAAGATCGTCCGAAGAGCCGCTGCCGACGCCGTTCATAACTACGAATACTCCATGAACGTTGCGCAGCAGATGGAAGAACACATGAAGACATTGATTCCGCCGGAACCCGATTGGGACGCGGAATTCACCAAGGACCCCGTAAAGGCGCGCGAAATGCAGCGCTACTACGACAAGTCCAAGCAGTTCCAAGCGCAGCTGAAGCAACAGACCGCCGAAGCTCGCAAGAAGATGGAAGAATCCAGCCACGCTCAATTGCAAGCGTTCGCCGAGGAGGAAGGTCAGAAGTTCGAGGCGGCGAATCGCAAAAATTGGTCGGACCCGAAAAAGAAAGTCAAGGACCTCACTTCCATGAGGAAGACCGGTCTTTCGATGGGGTTCTCAGAAGAGGAGTTGTCGCAAGTATACGACAGCAGGATGCTTCAAGTTCTATTGAAGGCGTCCAAGTACGATCGAATGATGGCTGCCAAGCCGAAGCCAGTCATTCGCGCGCAAGCGAAGCCAGTTGCTCCGGGGACGGGAAGCGCAAAATCGCGCACGGTCCAGAGGCGTGACAACTCGGCAATGAAGAGGCTCAACCGCACTGGAAGCATCGACGATGCTGCCGTAGTGTTTGATCAGATTCTTGCAAGAGGATAATCATGCCCCAAGTTGGCGGAGTATTTACCACCTATCAGGCGAAAGCCAATAGGGAGGACCTTTCGAACTCAATTTACAACATCGACCCGTTCGACACGCCGGTTATGTCACTGGCTCGCCGACGGAACGTCAAGAACCGGACCTTCGACTGGCAGAGCGAGAACCTGCCTACCGTCGATCCGAACAACGCGCAGCTCGAAGGTTTCGAACTGGCTCGCGCTGCTTCCCAGCCGACAGTTCGTCTGACCAACGTGACTCAGATTTCGAGCCGCGATGCGACCGTCTCGGGTTCCCAGGAAGCTGCCGACGCAGCCGGTAAGGGTTCCGAAATGGGCCATCAGATGGCCTTGAAGTCCAAGGTACTCAAGTGCGACATGGAATCCATCATGTGCTCTCGACAAGCACGTGTCGACGGTTCCGATCCGGGAACCGCCCGCAAGACCGAATCGATCCCGCATTGGCTCGCCCGAGCCGTCGATAAGGCTGGCGGTATCAACGGTGCTATCGTCGGCGTTGCCGGCGCAATCGGACCGACCGCAGGTGTTCCGATCCTCGCAACCGATCCGTTCACCGCAACAGCGGCGACGGCGCTCACCGAAATCCAGATCGGTGATGCGATGGAGAAGGCTTATCGTAACGGTGGCAAGCCCTCGAAGTGGGTTCTGCCCCCGGGACCGAAGCGGACCGTATCGACCTTCGAAGGTCGTACCGGCTCGCAGATTCTCGTCGGCAAGACGGAAGTGGTCGCAACGGTCGACATTATCGCTACCGATTTCGGTCGCGTGATGGCGATTCCGTCGCTCTGGTTCCCAGCAGCCGCCGATATGAGCCTTCTGCTCGATCCCAACTACCTTGCGGTCGGGTTCTTCCGGAACTTCCGCTCCTACCAGATCGCCAAGATCGGCGATGCGGAAACCCGGATGATCCTCGCCGAGTGGGGCGTCGAAATGCGCAACCCGCTCGCGCACATTCTGATGAACGGCTCCGTCAAGGGCGCTGTCATCACCTAACTTCTCCTGAGACTGGCCTCCCCCTAACGGGGGAGGTGTATTTTTCGATGGAGGAAACCATGCCGAGCAAAACACCTAAGCAAGCGCGTACGATGGCCGCCGCTGCGCATAACCCCAAATTCGCCAAGAAGATGGGTATCCCCAAAAAGGTAGCCAAGGACTTCAATAAAGCCGACACCGGGACCGGCATTATCCAGCCTAAAAAAGGCCGGAAGCCGAGCTTCTCCTACCGGCCTTAGAAATGACTTGGTGGGACGATCTGCAGGGTATGTTTGGCCAGAAGGGTGTTGGTCAATTTACTAATCTTGACCAATCCCCCACCCAAGGGCTGAAGCGGGTCGTTATAACCAAGCCGGACGAACCGCTCCCGGATGTTGGCGAACCCGCCATTCCCCAGGGACCTCAGTTTTCGGCGGGTCATCCTGTGGCCAATGCCATAGCTGACAACCTTCCAGGTGCTATGGTAAGTGGCATTCTGGATACCGTTAAGACCCCCGGGAATTTGATGAAACCTAATCCGTACCCAGCGGGGTCGGAAGAGGCGGATTGGTACGATTCTCAAAGATCTCAGGCGGAAACTAATTGGGCACCGGGAATGGCGCTCAATACGATGGGAACTGGTGGCCTTATGGGGGTCGCCGTCAATCGTGGGGAACAAGCCCTCGGCTCTGGTATTCTGCGCCGCAAGAAGGATCCCCCGGTTCTCCCGCTTTTACACGGGACCGGAGCGCCAGTAGAATATACCGGCCTTAAACCGCCCCCGGCAACGCATGATTTAGGCATTCACGCCACTATCGCCGATGAAGTACCTCGTATGTACGCTTTCAAACACGGGGAAGATTTAGAAGGATACCCGTATGTTATTGGACCCGGGGAGAAGCCAAAAATAGACTTTATGAGCGGTAAGCGATTTGATGATCCAGATATCGCTGGGCCTCGCACTAAGCCTTATGTGGGTGATTTTAGAGCTGCTTTAAATTATCCCGTTGATGCCGGAAAGTTTAACGTCGCCGGTAACGTAATTCAGGGCCTCGAAGATGCGATGCGGAAGGGATTTGTAGCCCCTCGCGGTCTTCTGGAGGACATGTACAACATTTCTAAGCCCAAGGATTGGCAGAGTCAATTTATCCCGATGCTGGAGAGCCGAGGTTATGACTCCATGGTTTACCCCCACGCCGGTTCTGGAAGGACCGACACAGTTATGGGGTTCCGCGAGAATCAATTTATACCCAGATTTTCGGAGGAGGGCGCTGAATTAATTAGGAAGCGTGGTATTGCCCCGCTCTACGGGCACAAAACTCTTTGGACACCGGATGCCCCCACTTCGCTTAGTGAGCGCAGTTATGGTGGTATCCCCAAGAGTATCCTTAGCAAGCCGAAAGAATACGAGACGCTTACGAAGAACCCCCGAGTCAATACGGCGAAATGGTGGGAAGAGAGCGCGCCGGATACCAAGATTAAACAGATTGGTAAGGCTTACGAGGCTGAAAAGGCTAAGCAGGATGCTGCTCACGCCAAGTGGAAGGAAAATTGGAAGGTAGAAGAGAAGAAATTTAACGAGCAGATGAAGAAGCTGCAGCCGTATAAGGATGCGTTGGCGAAGGGCGAAATGACCAATGCAGAATATGCGGTAATGCACGATAAATTATTGTTTGAGGATTTGGGGCACGCCACACCAAAAACCTCAAGCGTCGGGGGCACATATTCGGGGTCGAGTGTCCATCCTTTCTCACAGAAAATTAAAGGGTTACAAGAGTTGGAGGATTTACAGGCCCTTAATGGAAGTGCCCTTTATAAGAAATTAAACGAGGGGAAAATATCCGAATATGAGTTCTACAAACTCCAGTTGGTGAAAGATGCTAACTGGGATTACCACAATATGACCCATGCTCAGAAGTGGAATGAAGCCCAGAGCATGAATAAGATGTATAAAGAGGGCACGCTCACTCCGGAGGAATGGTACGACGCACAAAATGCGATGGCAAATAAGCCACCGGGCAGCAAAAATTGGCCTCTTCCAGAAGGTAGCGTGTGGGAAAAATTCGAAAATGCCACCCTCAAAGAACTGGACGAGGCGAAAAAAGCTGGCCCAGATGTAATTCCACCGAAGGTATACGATTATTATTTTAAGCAACACAGCAAAGCGGCAGAAGCATTATACAAGCCAGTACAAGGTGGTGGGATACTAAGTAAGAAAAAGTAGGAATATACGGAACAGTATACGGCAACTTGACAGCGAAGTAAGGGCGTGCTACCATGGAACGTAAATTCGTATACAGAGACGATGGTGCCATAAAGCGTACCATGGTTTGGGAGGACGAGACACCCGAACTGTTCCACGTCTATACAGAACAGGACTTGACGCAGGCCATTGAAAATAACAAGATAATGGCCGAACTCCACCCTAGACGTTCCGTCAACAAATTGTTGGCACGAGGGGTGCCTGTCACCGTCTACGAGAAATCGGTACTCGAAGACTGGGGTGACGATGACTGGGCTAAATGGTTAGATGACCCAGACAATAAGGCATTCCGAGTATGGTCCGGACGGGTTGGTAGATAATGCCCACATTCCTCACCGATAAATGCAACGAAATCCGCAAGTGGCTCGCGCTTGGCGAGGACGTTTATCCGAATGAGGTGGTAACCGGTTGGATTCGCATGGCCGAGGAGCAGCTTTCGACTGTGCTCCGGGTCAAGCACATGGTTCAGATCGACACTTCCGATCTGACGACGGAGAGAGTCCCCCTTCCGTTGGACTGGCAGGAGATACGTTTAGTTAGACTTCCCTCAACTGGCGTCTGTCGTTACCAAACGACGGACGCTTTCTTCAATCCAGAATACCCCGATGATCCGGTTGCGGACCAGTCTTACAAGGTTGGTCGTTACACTATCATGGGTAATTTCATCTACATCGGCAATTACGATGCGATCCCACCGGGTGTTAAGGTGGAGCTTAGCTATTATCAGAACATTCCGCCGTTGACCAATGATCTCAACAACTGGCCGAATGCTTATCACCCAACAGTCTACACCCTTAAGATTTTGCACATTGCTTCTATGTACTCCATTGAGGACGAACGCGGTCCGATGTGGGACAAAGAAGTAGTAAGAACCGTCAATGACATGAACAACGCTCATAAAGTAGACATGGCGAGCGGGTCCGTGTTGATGCCGGTTAGGAGAAAGACGTTCGGATAATCCAACCCAGGAGAAATGCAGATGACGAAGTCGTTTATTGCTCTTATTACCCCGATGGGCGGTGGCGAACGCCCGGATCAAGGTTTGCCGGGTAAGCCGCCTGGAAGGCCGGATCAGGGTCTGCCGGGTTCGCAGCCGGGTATCGACAACAGCTTGCCGGGTGGCATCAATAGGCCGGAACACCCGATCTATTTCCCGCTTCCGCCGGGCGGTTCGCTGCCGCATCCCGACCAAGGTCTCCCGGGCGAACAGCCGGGTATCGACAACTCGTTGCCGGGTTCCCAGCCGAGGCCGGAACACCCGATCGTGCTTCCGCCGGATGGCGGCGGTGGTTGGCTTCCGATCTACATCTGGGGTCCGAACGATCCGCGACCGGGCACCGGTCTTCCGGGCGAACAGCCGGGTATCGACAACAGCCTGCCGGGTTCGCAACCGCGTCCGGACAATACGCTGCCGCCGATCGAAATCGCGGAAATTCCCGATCTGCCCGGGAATGCCCAAGTGGTCGCCGGTTGGACACCCGACACCGGCTGGGTTTCCGTGG